ATTAACGAAAAATTCGTTTTATAATAATTTCTCAGATTGTCATGACGAAATGTTAACCGAAAAAACTTTCTAACCCTTCCACCTCTATCGTGTGGTTGAACCCACACTTACCACAGGTAATTTTAACTTCTTCTTTTATTTTCGGTAAATTATCAAAAAACTTTTCTACTTTAAAGAATTGTTCTTGATTCATGCCTTCAACAAACTCAAGCATTTCACCGGGTTGTGCTTCGTGGCCATAATAGAATTGTTCGCCATCGTAAATGTACTCGATAGATTCAGCAATCATATTAAAGGTCACTTCAGTAATATCTTCAAACTTCAAAGAATCTTTTACCACGCCAAATTCAGGGTATTTCATTTTAATACTGATTTGTGGTGTCAGTTGAATCTCAGGTTTAATATCTTCAGGCACTTGAACTTTAATCTGTGTTAGGTCAATGTTCTTTTCCATAATATTGCCACACTCTTTGTCATCTACAATATTATTGCAACGATAACGAGATTCAACAATTTCACCTACAGATTTGGCTCTCAGATTAATAAAGTAATATTCAATATCAATAATAGGCAACTTATCAATATCGATATCTTCATTAATTGTACAGTTGATTAGAATGTCACGAACTGCTTGTTGTGTGGTATTTGAATCTTGTGACTCTAAAGCCATCAAAAGATTACGTTGCTCTTTAACAAGAAACGGTCTATATTTTATTTTCTTTTTAGAAACTGGCAAATCAATTTCATAAGATGGTACGTCAAGTTTTGGTAAAGCCATAATAACTCCTTATATAATCATATTAAATTTGTAGTTCTTTCTCTTAAAGCTTCAGTATTAAAAGATGCTGTTTGGTCTGGAGGATTTATGCCAAACTGTGTGGGTTCGGCTGAAACACCATTAATAATATTTGATACTGCAGCAAGACCAGCATCAACAAACTGCATGCCAAGAGCTTGTATAGAATTGTTTTGCCAGTATGTGTAGGCAAAAGTTACATTGAGTTTATGATAACCATCTCCACTCCAATCCAAGTCCATTTGATTTATAGAAACTGGGTAAGCATCATATAAATTTATGGAATAGGTCAATTTATTTGTTACATCATATTGATTGATTGTTAATATGGTTGCATATTCTTGTTTATAACGAATGTGGTTGTTATACAATGGGTTGATAAAGTTTAACCAAGCATCAAACAATATCTTCTGTTGCATGTCATCATCAACAATAAATGTTAAATCAATGTCGTTATATGTTGTTAAATATGGAAACTTCTCAATTGGTCCATATGTTTTTTGTTCTGTGGTGGCAAATGTTCTACCTGGCAACTGAGCATTCTCACAACGATAAACCAAAGACCTTGCACCAGCAACGTATGGTATTAATACCAATGGAATATTAACATTCACATCAAATTTATTTGGTCGTGCTAGGTCACCACGAAAACTTGATTTAAATTCGTTAATGCTGCCTGCCATTTTAGTTCCTTATTTGTTCTAATGATTCTTGCCACACTTCCTGAGCTTTGGCACCCCTAAACTGCTGTAACGGCAGAAAAGCGGCAATATCCCACTCATTAGGTTGGATGGCAAGTATCTTTGACTGGATGTGGCCAGAAAGATAGCGTTTAATACATGGCCGAAACTCTTTAAGGCGCTTGGAGGCGACTAAAATATCATAGGTGACTCTCAACCTGTCAATTTCTCCTGGTTCGCCTTGGACCGCAAATTTAAGTAGTTTACTTAAAAATGCCAGCCGATAATTAAATGGTAAATAATGAAGGTTCAGGCCTAAAAAACCATCATTATACTTCTCGATTGCCAGTACCATTGGAAAACGGTCATAATATGGCAAATTTTCTTTACCTTTTGGATCGTAGTAAAAACAATACAATTTACCCAATCTAAAATTATCTACTTGTCTAAATCTTTCACGGCTCATACCTGCGGGTATGTTGGATGTGCCTCGTAATTCAGCAATCTTTTGGCTCAGCCATTCAAGTGATTTTTTTGAACCAATCTGCATATCAGCTGGACGTGCATTGGCCAATTGTGTAAGTTTAGATTCCATTAAAGTATTTAGTTACAGTCCTAGATGTTCTTCAGTCATTATTTTGAACTCCCAGCCACGATCCAAACAGTATTCATTAGCGGCTTTCCATTTGGCTTGATTGACACCATATGTTGTAACTTCAGTTACGTATTGTTTGGTGATTCGTTTTTTTGGTTCTGGTGGCATGGTTTGTTTCTTTGGTTTGACCTCTATCATTAATGTTTTCATTGTACCATCTCTGGTTTTTACTTTTACTATGAAATCTGGAAAGTACCGATGAAAGCGATTATCTATTGGAGATTTATAAGGAACAATCAATTCTTCACTTGCCCATGATATAATGTCATCATTCTGGTCGAACCAGTTCATCACTCTACATTCCCATGAAGAGCGATATACAATGTTATTTGAATCCCCAATATACTTTTGAGGGTTCTTTGGTCTGAATATTCCTTGGTAAGCCATATAAATATGTATATTCAATCTAAAAAGAGAAATCAATGGCCATCATTTCAATTCCAACCTCAATTGGCGGTGTAACCATACCTGGTACCACAACAAAAGGTCCTTTAGGTGCTTTGTTTGATAGTAAATATAGATTAGGGTCTTTACAGTATCCAAGAGATTTAGGCTCTGCAACAAAAGGTCATGTCGTAAAATTTTCTATCAATGAAATAGAACCTACTGGATATGAAGAAGGTAGAGAATACACATTACCGTCTATAACAAATCCAACAGATATATGGAATTCAGTTACAAAATTGGTTGGCGGTGAAACAAAAATAAACCAAACATTAAAACCTAAAAAGAAAAGAGTTGCCTCAACAATCTCTTTATATATGCCTGACACCGTAAATTTTCAGTACAACTCAGGTTACTCAAATTTAAGTTTAATGGATGTTGCCAAAGATACGGCAGGTGCGGTATCTAATTTACCATTGGTTTCAAAATTAGGAAAGATGGCCTCTCTGGGAATTTCTGTTGTACAATCAAATGCGGCCAAGTTGGCATTATCAACACAAGGTCTTGCAATCAATCCACAACAACAATTACTATTTGACGGCATTGATTTTAGAGAATATCAAATGGCATTTACTTTTACACCATATTCACAACAAGAAGCTGACGATGTTAGAAAAATAATTCAATTGTTTAGAGCTCATGCTGCACCAAGAATTATTACTGGTGGTGCAGGTATGTTTTTTGTGCCCCCATCAACATTTGATTTACAGTTTCTTTTAAATGGTACAGAAAATAGAAATATCAGTAAAGTTGCAGAAAGTGTTATAACAAGTGTAGATGTTAATTATGCACCAAACGGATGGGCTTCTCATGCCGATGGTGCACCAGTTCAAACAACACTAACAATGAACTTCAAAGAAATTGAACTCGTTGATAGGAAAAAAATTGAAAGTGGTTATTAAAAATGCAATACTTCGATACTTTACCAAAAATAATTAATATTGATTCGACTGGCAATTCAAAAGTTATGACCAATTTATTGGCTCGAGCAAGTGTTATTCCCCAAATATTAAAAGATCCATTAGTTTACTATTCTTATGATATACAAGAAGGGGATACACCAGAAATTATTGCTCACAAGTATTATGGTGATTCATATCGTTATTGGATTGTATTGTTTGCAAATGAGTTATTAGATCCTCAATGGGATTGGCCATTGACTTATAGTGTATTTGAACAATATCTTGCCGACAAGTATCCATCAACAAATATATATTCTGAAATAGAATATTATGAAAAAGTAATAACACAATACGATGTTAATACTCAAACAACCACAGTAAATAAAGTTAGAATTGATGAGGACACTTATAATAGTTTGCCAGTTACTCAAACAGCAACATACACTTTACCTACTGGACCCGTAACAATAACCACAACACGTAATGCCGTTAGTATCTATGATTATGAATTGGCATTGAATGAGTCAAAAAGAAATATTAAAATTTTAAATTCAAATTATGTTGATTTGATGGAAACACAACTGAAAAAATTAATGGCTTAATATGATAGAAAATACAAATATTGTAGAATCTCCTGGTGCGTATTATCCTCAAGACTTTTCATTAAAAACATTAAATTTTTTAACAGCAAGTGGAAAAAAAATTGAACTGCGCCAATTACTTGTTGAATTGTCCTATTATGAGGACATTTATAGCTTTTCTGCATCAGGTTACATCACAATAATTGATTCACAAGGATTTATTGAACTTCTGCAACTAACAGGTAATGAATACATTGAAATTGATTTTGGTAAAGTAAAAAATGGCCGCAATGATAATGAACAAATATTTCGTGTTTATAAATCTAGTGGCAGAAAACCATCTGGTAATATGAATAGTGAAACTTATACACTATTTTTCTGTTCTGAAGAATTAATGTTGTCTGAACAAACAAAAATCAGCAAATCATACAAAGGTTCAAAAATTTCTGAGATTGTAAATAACATTTTAAAAGAAGAATTAAAAGTTGATAGTGATAAATTGGCCAACTCTGTAGTTGAAGAAACAACTGGTGTATATGATTTTTTAATCCCAAGAATGAAACCGTTTGAAGCAATCAGTTGGTTGTCAACTTACGCTAGACCACAATTAAATGGTGCCATTGGTGCTGATATGTTATTTTTTGAAACCAAATTAGGTTTTAATTTTAGGTCAATACAGTCAATGATTAAAGATGACATATATGCCACGTACAAGTATCAGGCTAAAAATTTAGATAAAAAAGTACAAAGCATTCAAGAAGAAACAATAACTGTTTTGGATTATGAATTAAGTAAACCTTATGACATTTTAAATGAAATTACTTCTGGTACATTGGCAAACCAATTAATATCAATAGATCCTTTAACAAGAACATTTAAAAAAACAAACTTTGATTACACAAAATATAAAAGTCAGGCTAAATCATTAAACCCTGGTAGTGTGACAAACAGTTTAAAAAATCGATTAGGTAAAACAGAACAAGAATCGTATGAGAGTGTAATCAAAGTTTCAATTGGCAATGCCAA